CCCTGCCCGATCGTCTTCTCGACGATCCCGCCTCGCTTGATGACCGTCACCGCGTCGTTGTCAACGACCTCCGCACCGGACAGGCCGCTGTTGGCGATCACGAGAATGCGCTCTCGATCATGACTTCAGCCGTCTTTCGCGGGTCGTTGCGCGTGCGCAAGACCTCGCGGTTGTGGCGCGCGATCTCGACCCGCTGGTTGTCTGGGATCTCGAGGCACGTCGAGAACGCGTCGGCGATCCTCTTGATCAACGCGAGGCCCTCGTCTTGCACGAGGCGCGACTGCGTCGGAGACTTCGTGAACCAGTCGAGCACCATCATGCGGAACGCTGGGTCTGACAGGTGGCCTGGGACGATGCACAGAGCGCCTGCGTCGGCGGCCTCGAGCGACGAGTACTCGACCAGGCCCCGCGCGAACGCGTGCGCGGTGAGGTTCATGTGCACGCGGAAGCGCGCCGCGATCGCCGCCGAGTCGGTGTAGTTGCCGAGGTAGCGGATGAGCGCTCTGCCGGCCACACGCGCGTCCCACGGGTACGGCGTGACGATGTTCCCGTCCATGCTTCCGTTGTACTTCTCCGGGTTGACATTCTTCGCGTACCTCACGGCTTGCGCCTTGAAGTGTTCTTTCAAAAGCTCGTACACGATGTACGTCGGCGACGGCCCGAGGCCGACCGAGCACGATCCCCAGATCTCCACCGTGACGTCTTCTGGCAAGAACGCGCCGGCGAGCGCGACGAGCGGCTGTCCCTTGTTGTAGATGAACCTGCCTGACGTGCCGACGACGCGGCTGTCTGTGATCGGCGCGTCGACCTCGAACTTCGGGATGTAAGGCATCGGGCCTTTGATCCACTCCATCTTCGCGAACATGTCGTTGCTGTGCCTCGCGGACTCGTCGCTCATCGTCACGAGCTTGCTTCCTCGCGACGGCGACTCGAGCAGCTTGCCGACGAACGGGATGTCTTTCTCCGGGTAAAACGAGCCGTGGAGCGCCGTGGTCCAGCGTGTCCGAGTGCGGAGCAGAGCGTCTACGTACTCTGGCAACGCGCCTTCGCCTTTCTTGATCGCCTGCTTGTCGTGCAGCGGCACCTTGATCTCTGGCAAGACGACCATGTCGTACTTGTCGAACGTCTCGACGAGGTGCGCGGTCTTCACGACGACGTCTGGCGCCTCGCTCCACCACCGCCCGCCCGGGCGAGGCTGGCCCCACGACGTTCGAGCCTTGCCACTCTTCGTGAACGACACGACATCGCAGCTATGCCCAAGCTGCTGGAACCCGTACCGAAGCCGGAATCCCCACGCGGTGGGTCCCTTGACTCCTGGCTCTGGCTCGAATACCGCGACTTTCATCTTTCTCTCCTCTGCTTAGCCGCTGACACTCATACTTTGACACGAAGCGGCGCGCTTCGAGGTGTCCGAAGCGCGCCTCTTCGTGCCGAGCTTTGGCTCGGCTCGGCTCAGAACGGCGCCTTGGGGGGCGTGTTCGGGTCTGCTGCCGGTGCCGGTGCCGGTGCCGGTGCCGGTGCCGGTGCCGGTGCCGGTGCCGGTGCCGGTGCCGGTGCCGGTGCCGGTGCCGGTGCCGGTGCCGGTGCCGGTGATGCTGCCGCCATCGACGAGACCGAGTAGTAGCTCTTGATCTCGTTCTTCGTCTGGCCCTGCCAGGTTCGCGTGCCGACGGCCGCGCGGAAGGTGCGACCCTTGAGTGCGGCCTCGATCTGCGCGTTGGTCGGGTTTGATGTGAAGTACTCGCGGGGGAGCCCCAGCGCGGCCATCTTCTTGAAGAACATGCCGAGCGCGTTGGGGTTGTCCGTCGAGACGACCAGGTTGTCCCAGACGAGCCGCTTTGCGTGCGCACCGGTCTGGACCTGCGCCTTGATGGCGAACATGGTCTTTCCCGTCTGCGTCACCTTGGCCGTTGCTTCGACGACTTGGAAGTCGTAGTCGCCGGCTGGCAGCGGGTCGTACCCGCCAGTCTCGGCTGCGTCCTTGATCAGGTCGCCCCAGTTGAGTGTTGACATTGCTATTTACTCGCTTTCTCTGTGTTGGTTGTCTTGCTTTGCTTTTGTTCTGGCCGTGGGCCGAACACTATCTCGAGCATGCGTTCGATCCCAAGATCTTGCTGCTCGACGATCTTACCTAGCCGTCCTTGGACGCGCTCGCCTGCCTCGTACTTGTTCGTCCGTTCGACGTACATGCGGCGCGCCTTGTAGTTCGGCTGGGTGGGGTCTGGGTGCGGGAACTCTTCGACGGTGATCGCGCCGAGGACGTCGTAGAAGTACGGCGCTTGGATCGCGAGCTGGCCTTGGAGGTACGGCCGAGCGCGCCCGTCTTGCCCGGTGCGAGACATGGCGGTGAGCACGACTGCCTCGAGCGGCGCGGTCGGGTGCATCGTGAGGTCGCGCAGGTCACGCAAGAGCGCTCCCATGTGCCTCAAAAGCTCGCCCCACTGCTGCATCTGCATCTGGTTTGTCCCGGCGATGTTGTCCACGCACTTGACTTGCAGCTCAGAGACCGAGTCGATGATCAGTGACTTGAACTGGTGGCGTCCGAGCTGGAGCCACTGGTACGCCTTCATCATGGTGTCGTACTTCGTCACGTTGACGACGCAGGTGTCCCACGTCCCGTCGGCTACCGGCGGCTCTTCCCGCAGCGGGTCCCAATACTTGACCGTGATCGGGAGGAAGCGGTGGCCGCCCTCAACGTCGAGCATCAGCCGCGGGTACGGCGCTGTGACCGCGAACGTCGACTTGCCGACCTTTGATTCTCCGTACACCATAAGTGTCAGAGAGCGTTGTACTTGTGTCATGCGTTACTCGTTTCCTTTGTTGTCTGGTTTGTAATAACTGTACGGGTCGTCGACCACGTACATTTCGCTGATTGCCTGTTCGGCGGCGCTTCCGTCGTCGAGTAGCGGGCATACGGCGAAAAACTGGCACTTCCACTTGCAGTCGCGGCTCGGCCGCGGGTACGCAAGCATCGTGTGATCGCCGCCGTCTTCGAGCCCCTTGCGGACTCGGAGGAGGTCGGTTATCGTGCCGTGGATCCTGTTCCAGAACGAGCGCAGGCTAAAGATGTTGTGCCTGACTTCGATCTGCTCGTAGAAAGGAGGGCGCGCGTTCGCGGTGCGCTTGACCTTGCGCAGCATCGTGAAGATGCCTCCGTCGCACCGCTCAATCTCGTCTTTCTTTTGCGCCTCGAGCAGCATGTAGGTCAGCACTTGCTCGTTCATGTGAGCCATGCTCGTGAAGTCGGCGAATGAGCCGCCGACGGTCTTGAAGTCTCTGAACATGCGCACTCCGTCTACCTTGCGCCGCACGCGCATGTCGAGCTTGCCTTGCAGCTCGACTTGCCCCTCGAGAAGCGGCGCGCTGACTACTTCCTCGCTCGAGATGAACTCAAGCTCGGCGTCGATGCCGTTCTCTTCGACCCACTGGAGGTATCCTTCGAGCATGATCCGACCAAGTTCGGCCTCAGACTGCAGGTCGGTCGTGTCACGGAAGCTTTCGACCAGAAGCTCTTTGTCACGTTCGACCAGCTCTGCGTGCGCGTCGAGCAGCGGGACGCCGCTCGCGTAGTACTGTTCGAAGGCCGCGTGGATGCGCGTGCCGAGCGCGAGCGGGCCAGTCATGACTTTTTCCCGGGGCTGCAGCCGGCGGAAGTACGCCAGCCACCAGCGGCGGCGACAGTCTTTGAATGTCTGGAGCTCGCTGTTCGAGACCTTGAGCACGTCCGTCATAGTCTGCCTTCCTTGTCGTCTTTGAGCAGGTTGAGTAGTTGGTCTTTGTCGCGCACGATCTGCTCGAAGTTGTCGGCCTTCGTGTCGAGTACCTGGATCACGCGCTCTTCGACCGTGCCTTCGGTCACGTAGTCCGTGATGATGACGCTGTCGTGCACTTCCGAGCCGATCCGGTGCACGCGGTCGAGCGCCTGCTTGTGGTCGACCAACGACCACGGGCGCTGAAGCATGATCAGCCTGCGAGCAGCCGTCAGCGTCACGCCGACACCACCGGCCTGAGCGGTGAACAGTATCCACTTGGTCCTGCCTGCCTGGAAGTCGTCGATGGCCTCTTGCCGCTCGTCTTCGCTCTGCGCGCCAGTGATGCGGCCGTGCTCGATGCCGGCCTTCGTCATCGCCGCGCTGAGCAAGTCGATGAGCTGCCGCGACACGGCGCAGACAGCGACCGAGTCGCTGCCAAAGTCGCCGTTCTTCATGTCGTCCATGACAGCGTCGACCTTGCACGACGGCTCGGCGAGCGTGGCGCGCATCTCGCCGGTGCTGGTGTCTGCGGCAATGTCCGCGTACGAGCTCGCCAACTGGAGCAGCCGCGTGACCTGCGTGAGCGGGCTTGTCGCCATCAACGCCGCGCCGCTCTCGAGCTCGGCGATCATGAGGTCGCGCATCTGCGCGTAGGCTTTCGCCTGCTTCGACGACATCTCGACGTCGCGGCGCTCGTTGATGATCGGCGGCAGCCAGTGCAGCACCTTCGCCTTGAGCATGCGGCGCATCCGCGGGTTGATCCCGGCGTGGAACTCTTGCTCCATCTGCGGCTTCACGCCTAAGACCATCATGCCGCCGAACGCGTTGAGCATCGTGTTGATCATGCGGTCGATCCAGCGCGTCTTGCTCGGCCACTCCTCCGGCGACAGCCAGTGCAGGATCGGCCACAGGTCGACTACGTCGTTCGCGATCGGCGTGCCCGTCAGCGCAAACCGCACGTCTGCGTCGCCAGTCGCGGCCCACAGCGCGCGCGTCTGCTTCGACTTGGGGTCTTTGGACCGGTGTATCTCGTCCGCGACCACGGCCTTGAAGTCGATCCCGTTGAGCTCGCGCGGCGTGACCTCGCACTGCTTCTCTGTCACGCTCTCGTCGTGGCCTCCCATCGCGACACAGCGCTTGAGCGCGATCGACCCGTACGGCGCGAGGCGCGAGTGAGTGCGCAGAGACTCCCAGTTGATGACGTACACGTCGGCGCCAGATTCGAACGACTTGCGGCGTTGCGTCGCCGTGCCGGAGATGACCTCGACGTTCACGCCTGGCCACCAGCGCGCGAACTCGCGCTTCCAGTTCTTCTTCACGGTGTTCGGGCAGACGACGAGCGCCGGAAACACCTCCTCGCCGGAGCCCTTGAGGGCCTTGAGCGCGCGAATCGCCTGAGCGGTCTTGCCGAGGCCAGGCTCGTCCGCGAGCAGAGCCCGTCGGGCGACGCGCAGAAACTCGACGCCGGCACGCTGGTGCGGAAACAGGTCGTCGTCGCCCTCGATCCCCTCGACGTCGCGAAGCGCGTTTGACGGGTCTACTCGCGACGCGCGCTCGCTGCTCGCCCAGGCGGTGAGCGCGTCGCCGACCACGAGCTCGTCGCGAAACGTCGACCGCAGCGCGAGGCACGCCGACCAGCTCAGCGGCACCTTCCAGACCTTCTCGGCCGTCGACCACGCCGCTCCGGGGATGCTCTTGCACAGCTCTTTGTAGCGCCAGTCCGCCTCGATGCGGATGTGCCTGGTGCTGCTGGAGTCGATGTCCACTCGTGCTGTCAACTTAGTCTCTCGATCGTTTTGTCGGTTACTGTACCATGTACTAAGCGGATTTGGATGATCTCCAACAACATTTTTTCTTAGTACACACAGCGCCTACTTGAGCAGCACTCTCGGCACCCAGCCTGTCTTCGCGAGTCGCAGCAGGCCGTGGCGCATCGCGTCGAGCGCGTGTCCGCCGCCGCCGGTGTGCCAGAAGCCGAGCCGCTTGAGCGCGTCGTTCGTGAAGAGCTTTTTAGCGTCTGACGGCGACTGGAAGTGGATGCTCTCTGGGTCGAACCCGCCGGCGTGCACGACGTACTTCATGATCCCGATCTGCTCGAGGCTGAACGGAGCCTGCGAGTTCTTGATCGTCTGCGCGTTGATGATGAAGCGCTCGCACACGAGCTCGACGACTGAGCCGGCCGCCCTCGCCGCGCGAAGCTCGTCGCTGAGCGCCGCCGCGAACGGGTACGCCGCGAGTTCTTTCGAGGACACGAGCACCGGCGCCTCTCCAGAGTACGCGATGACAGCGAGGCCCGTCGTCTTGCCCGGGTCGACGGCGATGACTGTTTTCATCTGCCTCACCGCTTGTACTTGTCTCCCCACGTCTCGAGTGGGCCGTCTATCCCGGCGGTCAGCGGCACGTTCCAGCCGTCGGTGGTCGTCATGCACTCTTTGACGGTGCGCATGATCTCTTGGACGTCGCCGCGCGGCGCGTTGAGCACGATCTCGTCGTGCACGGGGACGATGAGCAGCTCGGTGAGGTCGGCTTGGTCGAGCTTGACGAGGTTGGCCTTGAACACCTCTGCCGCGCCTCCCTGGATCAAGTAGTTGACCAGCGTGTACACGCGGTCTTCGTCGCACGGCAGGCGGCGGCCAGTCCACGTGTAGACGTAGCCTTGCCCCTCTTCGCGGACACGGCGCATCCCCGCGTCTTCGATCTTGCGCTGGAACTCGACCATTCCTGGGTACCGGCCGTCGAACGCGTCTGACACGACACGCATCTGCGGCTCGGCGACTCCGGCCGTCAGCGCCTGCTTCGCGACACCGGCGCCGTACAGCCGCCCGTAGACCGTGCCCTTGATGAGCGCGCGGCGCTTGTCTGACTTCTGCATCGTCGGGTCTTTGTAGATCTCACGGCCGATCTCGGTGAACGGATCTGAGCCGGTCGCGTCCGCGCGGCTGAACAGCGCGACGAGGTTGGGGTCGTTCGACATGCTGGCGAACATGCGGAACTCGACCTGGTCGAGGTCCGACGTGACAATCACGTGGTCGTCGTCTTTGGGCAAGAACGCGCGGCGCACGACGTCGTCGCCTTTCGGCAGCGTCTGAAGCGCGGGATTCTGGATCGACATGCGGCTCGTGCGCGCACCGAGCGTCTTGACCGACGGGTGGACGAAGCCGTCGACGTTGTCGTTGATGAAGTTCGAGAAGTACGTGTTCGCGAGCTTGTCGGCCTTGCGTTGCTTGAGGACCGTGTCGGCGAGGTTCGACACCTCTTCAGCCCCGTTGATCTTGAGCAGCTGAAGCTGGTCTTTCGTGCACGACTTCTGCCCCGTCGGCGTGAACTCGGTGATCTCGGCGCCGAGGTCCTCGAACAACCGGACGAGCTGCTGGTTGCTGGTGATCGACACGCCGGCGTACCTAGCTTTCGCCCACTCTTTGACCGACGACGTGTACGCGGTCAGCTCGTCAAACTTCTTCTTCGAGTACTCTAGGTCGACGCGCGCTCCGTTGATCTCCATGCGTGTCACGATCTTGCGCGCCGCCATCTCGAGCTCGTACGCGCGGCTGTATTGCTTGCCTGGGCCGCATTTTTCGTAGAACATCTCCCAGAGGCGCATCGTCAAGACCGTGTCGAGCGCGCCGTAGGACCAATACGGCGAGAAGCCGACCGGGACGGTGCCCCAAGTCCAGCCGTTCTTAGCCAGCTCGACGTCGAGCGTGTCTTGCAGCGCGACCGCGCGCCCGTCGACGTGCAGCGCCGCGAGGCGCTTGAGAGCGCCTGACCCGAGGGGGTCGATGATGTGCGCCATGATCATCGTGTCGTGCGCACGCCCCCACGGCAGGCTCCACCGCGACTGCACGTCGAACCAGCGAGCCTCGAACGCGATGTTGTGGCACACGACCGGCCCGTCGAACTTGTCCATCGCCTCGTAGAACACGCCTGACCACTCCTGCCACGGGATCGCCCAGCCTCGCTGGGCGTCACCGACCTGCACGAGGCGCAACCGGCCGTGCCACGGCGACAGCGCGTGCTCTCTTGGAGCGCCTGGCAGCTCTCCGGTCTCTGTGTCGACCGCGATCGCGCCGTGCGGCCGGCGCTCGCTCAGCCACGCGATGAACTGCGACGCCTTCTCGGCCGAGTCGACGAGCGAAAGCTCTACGCCCGACAGGTCAGCCATCGGAATCTCTCTCAGGCACGGCGCTGACTCGCATCCCGCACTTCTCGAGGTACGCGACCACCTCGTGCGGGTTGCGGTGCGTGTCTGACCCGCGGACGACCATGACGACGCGCGCTACTCCGGAGTTCGAGACCAGCTTCGCGCACTGCATGCACACCGCGCTCGTGACGTACAGCGTCCCGCCTTCGACCTGCGACCTGTCGACGTACAGCAGCGCGTTGGCCTCCGCGTGGATCGCCGGGCACGCGTCGTACACGTTGTCGAGCGGGGCCTCTCCCCTCGCTCGCGGGCACCACAGCCCGCACTCGCCGCCTTCAGGCCACGTCGCGGCCGGCCCGTTGTACCCAGTCGCGCAGATGCGCTGGTTGCGAGAGACGACGGCGGCTCCGACCCGCGCCCGTGAGCAGCGAGACCGCCGCGCCACGGCGCGAGCCACCGCGAGCCACGTGTCGTCCCACGAGGGGCGGTCAGCTCGCATTTGCCGCGTTTTTTGCGATCGCGCTGCGCATGGCCGACGCGTACCACTTGTCTTCGGCCGGAAGCGCGTCGAACACGGCGGCGTCGTGCGCGGCGTCGAGGCACCGGACGGCCCGCGCTCGGACCGCGCTCCATGACGAGCCGACGAGGACCGGGACTGGCTTAGCGGGCTCTTTCGTGTAGGCCAGATTTTCCGCGGCGGCGAAGTCCGCCTCGTAGACATGCAACGAACCGACGTGGTGGCCGTAGGTCCCCGGCTCGACTCCGAGGATAGACGCGACCGCGATCTGCACGCGTGTGAACTGGAAGAAGTCATACGCGGCTCCGAGCCAGACGTCGTTCGAGCGCATGTACACGCTCATGTTGAGCCTGTTCTTGCGGACGCGGAACTGGTGCAGGATCGTGCACGGGTAGTCGCGCTTCTTCTCGAGCATGTCTCGCTCTGGGTCCCAGATCGTGACTACCGCCTGCCGCGACTCCGGGTCTTTCTTGAGGCGGTCGATCATGACCGAGTATTGGCCGTCTGTGCGTGTCCCGTACGACCCGTGGAACTGCCCGTCGTCTTCGGTGTAGTTCGCGAACTGAGGCCCGATGGCGATGACGGTCTCTGGGCGCGACACGCCGCCGAGCAGCTGGCACGCCTCGACTGCGCCGATGCCTGCGACGACGTTGCGGCCGACGCCGACAGGCAGCGTGTTGTACACGTCGTCGATGTAGATGACGGCGTCTTCTATCTCGCGGGTCTGCATGCCGCGTGGCGCCGCCTTCTCACCATGCACGAGGACGTGCCTCACGAGGTCGACGTAGCCGTTGACTCCGTCTTGGATCGAGACTACCTTAGTATCCACTTGTCATTCTCCTCTTCTCCCCCCCACGAAAGCCTCTCGATCGCGCGACCGTACTCCTGCCCGTCGTGGTGGTGAAACCTGCGGACATACTGCGGGTGCGGGACCACGCTGACGTGGCTTCGTGGTATCTCGTCGCAGAGGCCTGCTATGCTTTTTTCGGCCATGCGCCCGAGAGCGACGACTGGCGGCCTGCCGAGGACGACCCAAAGCGTGCCGAGCATCGAGCTGCACAGCTCAGTTCCGTTGACGATCCCGACGGACTTCCAAAACGGGTCTGGCAGGTTAGACAACAGGTAGTCGCCAGAGTTGCCTTTGGCGGGGTAGAAGGGCAAGATCGGCCCGCTGGGGTCGTTTCGCTTGTCACCGACTAGCAGCACGCGAGGCCGCGGTGAGCCGATGTACATCGGGAACTGAGCGACCGCTCTCGCGAGGTAGTCACGCTCGCGCGC